TCACATTGTGGCCACCGAGCTCATACAGAGCAGCTGACCCATGTCCACCGTATGGCGCAAGATATGTTTGAGCTGTTGCTCCAGAACCTACGTTTGCAGTGATTACCGTATTCGCTTTTGAATAGTTAAGACCAGACGACACAATTGTGACATTTGCAATCGATCCATTTGCAGCAACATTAGTATAAGCTAGTGCACCCGATCCGTCACCCGATATAGTAGCCTTGGGTGAGATTAGATATGAAGATGAGGTATTTGGTGTTACAGAAAATGAATTGTTAACTGTCAGTGTTCTTGAAGTACCAACATAGTTTACAATCTCTCTAAGCTGACCTGCACCTCGACCAGATGAAATGAAAATAGTCGAGCCAGTGTAGATTCCATCAGTAGAGTTTGCACCAGTATTTGCTACAAGTACAGTTGAGTTTGAGATGGAAGCAAATGTAGACGAGTTGTTAATGTAAGCAGAACCAATTGACCCAACATCGATTACACCTATTGCTCCATTAGCAGCAGATGATTGAACTGTAAACTGTGCAGAACCATCATTAGTCAACAATTCCTTTACGGGAATAAAATTGTCATCAACGAACTTAACTTGATCAGCACCTGAAATCGTATACATGTACTTCCACAGGTACCCATCAGCAGTCTTAAAGATAGTATCAGTAACAGTTGCAGTTGGCTTTACTGTTGATGTACCACCTTGGTTGTTGAAGATACATTTGTAAACATTAAACCCATCTGTTACCACATAGAAGTTATTAGCATACAAGCTAGAATCTTTGTTTTGGTATTCATGATATATGGTACCAGAAGCCCAGTTAGTTCTTGGAATTACAAACTGAACATCAGATTGGGAAATCTTCTTCGCTGCAATCATGTTACGATACGAATCGTATTCAGAAAACTGGACTGTATCTACAGGAGTTGGAGGGGTGTTAGCTGTTGGCCATTCTTTTTCTCGACCAATAAACAGATACATTTTTGTATCGTTTGATTCACTAAATGCCTCTTTAAATTGTTGAGCATTGTGAATGCGAAAACTTTTCGTAATAGTAGCGGGCATCAGATAGCACCTGTATCCTTAATAACAACATTAGCTTCAAAATTCGTATTCGCAGATGAATACAGTTGATAATTATTTCCAGACCCTGATATGTTGTGTGGAATCTGCCAATACAATACTCCAGAAGATTGATCCTGTGCTGAAGCTCCGGTAGTTACAGTTCCATTAGTTCCTACGTGTATCAATGTATTTGAGAAGTTAGCGTTTGCAATTCCACTCTTAATAGATAATGGAAGTGCGACTGTACTAAGATCACTATTTGCAAGATTGAGTTGGAAAGCAACAGTGGATTCATTTCTAACAGTCAGTGTTGGATTATTTCCAATCACATCGAATCCCATGTTTGTAATTACAAAACCAGTCTGTCCATTTGCTTGTACATTGTATGTAACAGCTGCTCCATAGTTAGGAACAGTATTAGAAAATGCGGTTGCAACAAATGGAGATGCATTCGCTACTTGAACTCGATCATTAGTCTGTGTAATTGTAGAGTAGGTAGCGGCAGCATTGGCTACTTGAAGTCTATCGTTGATTAGTGATACTGTAGCTGTGTTCTGTGCAAACGTAGAATGAAGATCGGTGTTTGATGCATAAGTTGCAACCAAATAAGTGTTTGATGGATATGTTGCGGTAAGATATGTATTTGACGGAGTCGTAAACAACACACTACCATTACCAAGAGTAGAATAAATTTCAGAGAAGTTGTTGTTAAGTAATTGACCTCCAGCTCTAAGTGTTGAGCCAGAGTTATCGTTTGGGGTTGTCCCTACGTTAATATATTGAATTGCCATTAGACCGTCTCGTCAAAGGTGTTTGTTGTGCTATCCCAGAATCCGCCTGTAGCATCGAACGTCACAACGTTAGCGCTGATCTGATCGAGTTGCGAAGTGATTACAACAGGATCAGCAGAAGCTCTTACATTTATCGTATTATTTATTTGATACTCACCAAATAGTTTAACACCAGCTGGGTGTAATACATTAGTTACTACTTTTCTGTAAGTATCAATAAACTGTCTACTCTTAATTACATAAGAATATTCTTGATAGAAGAAGTTATCTTGGAGAACGTTATCCCCAGATAAGAAACCTCTCGTATCTGTATAACGGCCAGGCTTATCAATTACACCTGTAACAACTGGGTTACCTTGTGCGTTTGTCGCAACTCTTGTTGAGTTAGTAATCGTAGCAAGGTCAAACGTTCTGTAACCTGTACCTCTTTGGCCATCTGGAATAGTCACGTCTGTAATTGCACCATCAACAAATGCAGCTGCTAGTAAACCATCTTGTCCAAAGAAGTCACCAGGTTCTCCAGGATCAGGAATATTTAAAGGCGATGTAAACGGATCTGTTACTGTAATAGTTGGAAGTGACTGATACCCAAAGCCATAATTGTTCATTGTAATACTTGCAATTGTACCAATGGTTGTGTTGACAAAATTGAAGCTTGAAGCAAGAACAGATGAAATATTAGCAGAGGCCAAGTTAGCTGAAACAGTAGCAGTATTAGCTCCTAACGATATAAAGGTTGGTCCTGTGTTAAGTACTACTGGTGCCATTGGTTGAATTGTATCTAACATAATAGGAAGTATTGATGTGTTAGATAATGATGCTACATTTGCTGAGGCTGGAGTCGTTGGCGACCCACCAGTGAAAGTAATCACTGCTGAAGTGGTATAACCAGAACCACCATTTTGGATCTGAGCTTCGATAGCAGAAGTATCACTAGTAGCTGCAACTGTTCCTGTAGCACCGAATCCGGTTGGAGATGTTACAGCAATGTTGTCACCAACTATATGACCAATCCCACCATACACCAAACTTACATCTTGCAACGGACCAATAGTAGAAAATACTTCCGCAACTACATTACCGTCTGAGTTTGTAATTGTCTCACCTGAAACAAATGTACCAACGACAGATGTAAGCAAAACTTCAGTGGTCTCGATACCAGATGAAATAATCGTTACAGTAGATTCGACTCTTGCCGTTGCCCCAGACGTTTGACCTGTAATAGTCGTTGAATCTAGATTAGAAGGAATACCAGAAATTATAATGGCGTTAAGAGATTGCTCTTTGACCCATCTACCATCAGATGCTCTTAAGATTACCTGGCCAGGATAAAAGAAGTCAATGTCTTGGCCATACAAAATTCTAAACAACAACTCATAAGACTTCTGTGAGCCTTTTGAAGTATAGATGTCTTTGATGTTTTTTAGAAGCAATCTTTTATCAGCAAGAACACTCTTTGGAATAGTGTCCATAATCTCATTTTGAAAGAATCTAAGATACTCATCTAACGTTGTATCTACATCTTGGTAGTCTAAGAGTTTTCTATTTTCATGAACTGCTTGGTCTGATGTTTCGAGCCACTCGTAGTATGCTTTTACAAACGCAACGAGATTAGGACCTTCTTCTAGGATGAAGTCCGGAAATTGACTATCAATTAAATTGCTTATCTTTTTATCGATAGCCATTAGTAGTAGACCGTGCTAAGTGCTGACTCTGCAATTGTTGTATCACCTAGTGTTAAATTACCAGAGAATGTATCTACAACTCTCTTGGTATTGTCATCAATCAGTGTAATTGATGTATCAGCGATTAAAGGAATCTGAGCTCTAACAGGAATAATCTCTGTTGACTTTGGTTTAGCATTAATCTTCAATACGCTACCTGTAACAGAAGTTGGATCAAAGTTCAATAGAGTGACGTCACCAGTTGTGTAGTTTACTGTTCCAGCATTAGCATTCGTAATAACACGTGTAGTAGATCCAGTCAAGTAGTATGTTCTTATATTACCAAATCCATCATCATCAAAGAATTGAGTTAAACCATTGAGGACAAAACTAGATGATGATATTGAATAGATATGGCCATCATGAGGATGGAAGATCTCATTGTTAAACTTAATAGTGTAAGTTACAGCAGTACCAATAGTATGGTTTATTCTAAACTGCATTGAAAAATCAGATGAACTGTTAGTCACAGATGCATCAGCGTCATCTATCTTTCTTATAAATTGAGATGATCTAAATGTTCTTTGGAAATTGTTTAGATCGGTGTTTTCGAAATTAGTCACAGCATTCTTAATTTTTGTAACAATCTCACCTGGGGTTTGAGTTGTTTGTTCTGGA